AGAACAGTAAATCCATATGGACTAACGATTGGTTATCAAGATGATAATACATGTATTACAAATGTACAACAACCAGGTGTTACTGCTCCATTTCCACCACCTGGCACATATCTAGGACGAAGAAACTATTATGTATCTGATCAAGTTCCAATAGCAAGAAGGGGTAATGGTGTAACTCCTCCAACTACTGATGAGCAAGATTATTATGGCGTACCTCCAGAGGCAGTTGGTAGAGATTTTCCATATCCTACCACGTTAAATCATGACGCTGATGCTTTTACTGCTAATTCATTAGGATCTCACAATCATTTTACCATTGATATAACAATGACCAATGGACAAATGAATTTGCCTAGCACTATACTCATAAATAATATGACTACTGGAAACTTAGAACCAATAGACGTAGACAGAGGATTGAGCGTACAGATTAATCCTAACACACCATCCTTAGTCGTACTGTATATCATCAGAGCATACTAATGGCAGTATTATATTCAAAAGAAAAAGGAAAATTAGGAACTCTTACTGGTTCTATTATAAACTGGTCTAATCAATTAACATCAGCAGACCCAGAGGATCCTACTTTATTACAAACTCTTCCTGCTGGTTATTTGAGATGTGATGGTGCAGTCTATCAAGCAGAAATATTTCCAGAACTTGCTCTTATATTAGGCGTAGGTATAAACTGTAGATATAAAAAACCAGATACAGATTTACTTGATAATCAATTTCAAGTACCAGATCTTGGGTCAAAGTCAACTAAAACATCATTTTCATCAAACTTAGGAACTTATCTTGACACATATTTGAATAATGACGCAGGACAAGAGATAACTAAATCTGGTGTTGGATTAGAGGTGAATAGTAATATTGGTACAACATTTGAAATCCAATATCAAGGTAATTTCTTCTTACCATCACAAACTATTGAAATAACAGGTCAACCTGGTTTTGCTAGATCTAGTGGTAACTACACAGAAGAGACAGAAGTATTACACACAGCATTTCAACCACATGCTCACTTCCATGATGGTAGACGATCAAGAACTGCATCGTCAGTTAGTGAATTTGGTTTGTTTGGAAGAAACTCATACACATCTAAATCTACCTTGTGTATCATACCATGGACAAATAATACAAGACAAGAATTATGTAAGGCAGCAGCATCTAGAATAGTTGCACAAAAACAAGCTGCTAGTCCACAAACAAACGGACAAAATACACATACAGTTACTTGCTTTGGACTTTTTAGTACTCCTCCTCCTGAGGTTCACACATGGTTTGGTGCATGTTGGTCAGGATGTAACTTTGATGAACAATCTAAATGTTTGATACCAGGTGACATTCCTGAGCAAGATATTAATGGTAATCTAACTGGAAACATATTGCAATACGAATGTTCTACTGCTGGTACACAGTCAAATACAGCATTCCCTATCTACATAGATGGTGGTGCTCAATCATCACAATGTGGTAACATCGTTTATAATGGTGAAATGTCTGGTAAAACTGATAATAAATGTGGTATTGGTGGTGCATTATATACACAATTTGATAGTGCAATTAGTGGTACTAACGCATATGCAGCGTTAACGCCAAACTATACACCAAACTTAGTAGCAGCAGCAACTCAGGTGCCATTTGATGGAACAGCAAATACTGTTACATTTGGTGCTCTTAATAATGTTGTTACTGATATTGAAGAATTTGGTAATGAATGTATACATAAACATTTACTTCCTTTCAATCAAGATCCACACACATTTAATGTGGTGACAAAACCAACATATATTCCTGGTGGTAATATAACATCAACACTTAATATTGAGGTAAATACAGAAAATAAATCAGATGGTTACATACAACCATTTCTCGTTCAAGAATTTTTAATCAAGTATTAAAATGGCAACATACAGGAATTCATTCGATAATTATTATTCCGATAAGACTGGTAACCACGCTCCTGTCGGAACGATTCTTCCTGTTTTTGCTGACGTAAATCTTGCTGCAAATGACCCAGAATATACATATCCACAACATTTATACTGTGACGGTAAAGAACTATTAATTCGTGACTATCCAGAATTATACAGCATCATTGAAAATAGATATGGTGGTGGCGAAAGTGTGGCAAAAACACAAAACAATCAACCAGGTGGATTAAGAAGATCATATATTATAAACAATAAATTATTCTTTCAATTTTATTATGATTCTACTAACGACAAGGTAAATGTAAAGAGACCATATCCATATGGTTCGGTGTTTAGATTTTCAACAGCAACTAATGCATTTGGTGCATTTCCAAGTGCTGGTATATTTAATCAGAGTACATTTTATGGATTAGAACTACCAACTGAAGATGTCACTGCACAGGCACAGACAAATGAATTTGCATATGAGTTGACACTACCAGATACTGTTGACCTATCAACTGTTACACCATCAGACTATACAAAAAATTTCACAGGTAGTGATACACATCCTCTTATTATAATACAAAAGTCATTCTCTTTCTTAGACTATCCATATAATATTGGAACATTTAATCTACCAGATTACAGACAGAGAAAGATACTTGGATTTGGTAACGTAAACGGAGCAGGAACATCAACACCAGAGAATGCAGTCAACAACTTTGTTGGACAGACTGGTGGACAGTGGTATATCGCTAAGAACACATTAATTGATAGTGGTGAATTCTTTGTTATTGGTGATGTTAAAACTACAGGATATGCTGATATAACTGCTGACATTGCTGCATATCTTACAGGAACTGTCAAGTATCAGGTAGGACCTATGGATGATTATGTTTTTCCATTCCCTCCTACACATGGTCACAGAATGTTATCTGTAGAGGTGGATGAGACAAAACTAGCAGAACAAGGAGCTACAGAAGCAGATAAATTCGCAGTAAATTATATTAATAGTAGAGCAAACGTTAATATATTTGAACCAAATGGAACTGCTGGTGGTGCACTTGGTCACTCCCACGGTTTAATAGGCACACCATTACAGAACTCACAGACAGCGACATATGGTAATACTAATGGTATCGGTGAAACAGCAGGAACTACAGGTGATCAACAGTATCAGTACATGGTATCAGAGTCAGAAAGTATAGTTGTAACTGCAATGACATATGATTCTAATACTGGTTATATTACTGTCAATACAGATGGTGCACATAATTTATCAGTGGGTGACATCGTAACTGTTAATGGTGCACAACCATTAGATTATAGTGGTAATTTTACAGTATCAGCAGACACATTCTCAATTGCAAATTTCAATGTATTACCAAGAGATGGTGAAATACCAGCATCAACCCCTGCTACAGGTAATATATCAGTTAAATTAGCAAATGGTTATTTTGTTGACACAGAATTACAACTACCACCAAGAGCATATGTGGTTGATACTAATACATTAGTTGGTGGAAAACAAGTAGTATATGATATACCTGGCACCTCTATTACTATCAAAGAAGAAACACTTAGTGCACCAGGTGCAGCTGTTGTAACATCACCTCCTGCCAGTGCGGGAGATGTTACTGGAACTTTCATTACAATGAGAGCACCAGGCGGTGGTGGTGCAGATAGTGACACAGATGGAGCAAACGCAGGATATGCTGAGGTAGGTGTAACAGTCAATGGTAATTTTTATATTATCAAAGTTAATGGTGGACAAGGTGGAACCGCAGGAAATTCTGGTGGTGCAGGAGGAGCAGGAGGTAGTATTGAAGTACCACAGGCATTATTAGACATTGAGGGAGTTGTAGTTACTTCTACTGATGGAACTGATGGAGAGGATGGTGGTGACACTGGTAATGGTACTAATGATACACTAGGTGGACAAGGATTTGGTGGAGGTGGTAATGGAACTGCACAGATAAAAAATCAAACAACTACTGATCCAGTACAAACATATACATCAAATGGATCATGGACTATACCAGCGGTAGCTAATAATGAGATTGGTAGAAATATAACTATCGAACTATCAGGTGGTGGTGGAGGTAGTGGTAATGCTAACGCTAACTCTGGATGTACATCAAATTGGCCAGGTTGGCCGACATCAACATCAGGTAAATCTGGTGCATGTGGTGGATATGGTGGTAGAGGATCTTTATTAACTGGTACTGGTAGTTGGACATCGGGAACTTTAGATTGGCAATTAGGACAGGGTGGTAATGTTGGTTTCAACAGAAGATCAGGAACCAGTGGAGCTGGAACACCAGGTAATGACCCTGCCACAGGACAACCATGGGGACCTCCATGGCCAGGTGGTGTTGGTACAGGATATGAACCAAGTGGTAACTCTGCTGCTGTAGGAGGTGCATCAGGAGCACTCTCTGGTATTGGTGCACAGGGAGCATGGGGTAATGGTGCAACTGCTGGATCAGGTGGTGGTGTCTCAGGTTTGTATTATAATGGAGTTCTTATCGCTGGTGCTGGCGGAGGTGGCGGTGGCGGTGGATCAGGTGGTGGTAACAATGGTGGTGGAACTGTTGATGGTTGCTATCCTGGTGGTGACGCTACAGGACCTGCACAGGCACTTATCGCTACATCTGGAGTTTTAGACGTTGCTAATGGTGGAAATGGTTCATCAGGTGGATGCTCAGCTGGTGGTGGTGGAGGTGGTGGATCCGCCTGTGGTATTATCAACGCAACACCTGGTGGTGTTGGTGGACAAGCGGGTGTCGGACACAATGGTAATGGTGGTGGTACTGGTGGACAGAGAGGTATATCAGCATATAGGACAACATATTGGCAAGGTGGTGTATCTGAATCAGCAAGTGGTGCATTACCAACAGAAAATGGATATGTAAAAATAACATTCTCTCAGACTACAACATACTATGATGCTGTAGGTGGTGCAGGGGGACAAGGTGGATCAGCAACTATAATTTTACAGGGAGTAAATGCTGACGTTACAATGAATCTACAGGATATTGGTCAAGGTGCTGGTAATGCTGGTGATGGTCTTGGAGGAGAAGTAGTAGTACAATACTATGGACAAGAAGAAGGAACACAAGTACCTGGCGATATTACTTCACCAGCAGGAAAATATTATGAATGTGATAGCAGTGGAGATCCACAAGGATCACCATATGATGCAAATGTATGGTTATCATCAACAGATGATGGTATTAAACAAAGACAATTTGGTCTAGGTACAGGAAACAACACTGGTTTTGCTGGTGGTACTGCTATACCATTTAATACTAATTTAAAAATAAATCAATATATAGCATTTACTGGCAGTGCATCAGATGCAGGGGGTAAGAGACAGTTAGAGGTAGGAACATTTGATTTAACAAATGCTAACGCAGTTAGATTTACTGTAATCAGAGGTAGTAATCAAAATGGTGGAGAGAATCCAGATCAAGCAATTAATATATTCTATAAGAAAGGAACATCTAACAATGTCACATTATTCAGTCAAGTATTATTAGCATCAAACACTAATGCTAGTTGGCAAGTGGTCGATCTTCCTATTGCTGAGGGAGATAATTTAAGAGATACTGATATTACTCTGATCCTAGAACAGGATCGAGGACCTGTATATCAAACAGCAACAGAAACAGACGATAATTATGGTTTAGGTGCAATTACATTCTTCTATGATCCACAATTAACTAACACATTTGTATCTACTGGTGGTGCAACAATGCTAGGAAACGTAGATTTGGGTGGACAACCTATTAATTCTGATGATGGTATTGATCAAGTTAGAAGAGAAGTATCAGCAGTACAGGCAGCAATAACAGTTACTGATGGCACATTTACAATGTCATCATCTACACCTATAACTACAATTGCAACTTCAACTGCAGAGAATGACATTCCTCTCATCACTAAATACCATAGGGTAAAGTATTTAATTAAGGCATTATAAATGACAACTATAGCATCACCATCAGAAACATCACTATACTTGAATGCCTTTGACAAGACTATTCAGTATGACGGTGTAATAAAAACTATAGATGATGATTATTGGGCTAGTGACATAGTTCCAATATTATATCCTCTATGGGATTCTGATAAGGACAAACTAGAGTTATTCGTGCAGTATAAAGATGGTACTTCAAAGATGAATAAGACTAAGTACCAACGTAATCAGAAAGATGGCACATATAAATGGGTATCATATCAATTTGACTTGACACCATTTCCAACAGAAGTAAATGATTTATATACCAGAGTAATTGACAAGTGGACAGAATATAGAAGAGGACAAGAGAATGATATGGAACGTGCACTAGCGTCAGCATTTGCACAGTCTACAATACTCAATTGGACTAAGGTTTCACTAATGAGAAACTTCTTATTAATGGACAGTGACTGGACACAGCTCGGCGACGCTCCTATATCTGCAGAGGATAAAGCAAAGTGGGTGACATATAGACAGAAACTAAGAGATATACCACAAGACCAAAAAGTAATTGCTGCTAACTCAGTACTATTTCCAATCACACCAGCAAAACATGCTAAGTTAGGTGATGGAAAAACTTATCTTGATGATGTATCACATTTCTATACTATACCACAGTCAGTATACAGTAAGTTCTCAAACAGAATTGTAACCTATCTTGCACTCGCAATAGGTACAGCATCAATAGATGAAATGCCTGTCAATTATATAACAGGACCTAATATGCAGTCTGGACTAACAACTGTCAAACCAACTACAGGTTCAGATGATCTTGATGAGATACTCAAGATGATTGATGCGGGTGACTTCGGAGAATAATTATGCCATTAATATCATTAAATCCAAAATCTAAAGAGATGCTAGTTGCTGATTATGCAAAGGCAACTAACAAATTTGTACTGGTAATTGATAACACCAAATATCATACACTTGCAGCAGATAAGAAAGCAACTGTACTTGCATACTATGATAGTATCATACCAGAGGCAGAGATTGATAGAATATTTGAACTAGAATACACATACTATTATTTCAATCAAGAATTAGCAGCAACAGATGCTGCATACGACTGGTTTCCACAACCACAGAACTTACCAGACGCAGATCATTATATAAAAGCATACGTTATAAGACCAAACGGTACAATACCATACGAGAACGCAGATCCTACACCGCCAGGTTGACAACCTCGAAAAGTGTGATAGAATAGGCGTAGTTATCACTCATCAATGAACGTACCAGACCCTTGGATGCTTCAGCACATGCAATTACAAGCAATACTCAGGGATCATCCAATTCCTGCTGATCAAATGCAGTATCTAGGAGAAAGAGAATACACAACAGAATATAATGCACACCCAGAGTATCATGGAAAACAAATGCCATGGTATTTAATTGGTGGTCAGCATGAAGTTCCAGTTTGTGACATTCAAGACGTTCAAGGCACTGATGAAGATTAAATAATAAAACTTACTATCAAAACTATGAGAGATCAAGGTTCAGTAGGAAAGGAATCACCAGAAGTAAAATATGATAGAGCACTCGCTTTATTCACAGAGTCAGTTCTGGCACCCGACCATCAATTAAGAGGTTGTGCACACAACCAAGGATGTTTCGATGAACTCATGGAGATCAGGAAGCATGTATTAGAGTATCTCAAGACATTGAGAGAAGTCACACATCATGTCAATGCTGATGAGAGTGATACTATTGAAAGCGAAAAACTCATGACAGCAAAAACAATGCAGTTTATGAGGAGCAACATCCCATCTCGTTATTAATGGACAAAAAGACAAGACTATTGGAAGCACTATCACATATTAATAGTGTGGACAAATTGATAATTGATGAAGATTATCATGGATATATGAGTGGCAAACTACTCATGGTTGAAATAGAACTTCAAAGACAACTACAGAAACTTACCAATGAAAGAAGAAGAATTCCGATCCGCCATAAACAACATCTTAATGATGCAAAGCAACAACGACCAGAACTTCCAGATTTTACAGGCACAGATTGACAAACTACAAGAACAACTCAATGATCTAAACGATCTCAAAGAAATGTTTAGACTACCTAACCCTGCTAACGCAAATAGGAAAGAGTTCGATGTTGTTGAGTGATCTTCATTTACTACAACCAATAGTGATTGATGGTGTAGTTGGTTACATCAATTTTATATGCGAAGATTATGTTACCATGATATTCATGGACACACCACTACCCGCATCTATGAATAGTAGATGGGGAAGACATCAAGTGGCAAGGTGTATATATCCGCAGGACTTAATCAATGTACGCACAGATCTTACGGAGAAAGAGTTAGAACACCCAGTATTGCACCGCACCAGTGATCCTCTATCTAATCATCACAGAAAGAACAATCCAAAATTTATAGGCAGACCCACCCCTGATCGCAACAGTAGATCACATCCGTACAACTAATTCCGCAATTGCGGAGTAGACAGTTAGGAAAGTGTAACAATCTCTTGCACAGGGGATTTTTATGCGTTATAATAATAGTGGGAAAACAACCAGATTAATTTCTAGGTTTGTTTTCTCGCACCCTATTACTCTTGACAATGAAGAAAAAGTATCCTAGAATGCCTGTTACTATCACACCAGATGAGGTAACAATGCAAGACAAGTTCACACTTACAGAGATTAAGTATCTTATGAATCTGATGATGGGTGACTATCATTCAACACACTCTAGACTCTACGCTAAACTAGAGAGGATGCTAGAATCATACGAGTAGACAGTTATATTAGTGGCACAAGAGAGGTAGAAACGTAGTTTATATCGACTATAATAAGTACATACACAAAGGAGCACCACTCATGAACACAGCACTATTCCAACAAGAAATGGCAAACATCGAAGAGTACGCACAGACACTATGTGAGACTCTAGAAGAGAACTTCAAGCAAGACTCTCTTGATTCATACAGAGCAATGCAGATGAGAGAAGGATACAGCATCTACGCAGCAAAGAGAATCGAAGAGATCGAGAACGACACTGCTAACCTTTACAAGTATGTCGTACAGAAAGGACGTAAGTATCTCAAGATCGTACAGCAACAGTTTGATGACATGGGTCCTAATCCATCATACAAGTACAGAAATGGTTCAGTACATGCATTCATAGACAGAGAGACAGGAGATGTCTACAAACCCGCAGGATGGGCAAAACCTGCGAAGCACGTAAGATATAATCTACTAGAGAGAAAGGATAGAGAGTTTCTATTTGATTACAAAAACGTAGGTTGGGCAGGAGGTTATCTCTATATGAGATAATCCACCCACCATGTACTCTTATACATAACCACATGAATCTTCTATCTGATCACATCAAAGAGTTCATTCAACCATACCCTCGTCTTAGATACACTAAGGGAGAGTATGAGTTGCGTGTACTACCACGTGAAGAACTAGACATGGACGAAGAGAAGAAATTTTGGAGAATGTTCCGTAAATTTCCTAACGAGTTCGCTGCTGCTGCAGTATCCATGTTACCTAAGGACGTAGAGTTTAAGCAATATGATCATTTGAACAACACACTATTCCTAACTAAAAAGTAAACACCATGCCAACAGAAGAATTCGACAACGAACGTGCACGCATCTCTAAGCAACGTGATGATATCATGGATATCATGACTATCAAGTTTAAGGAGCACATCGCAAACAATGATATGAATCGTGCTATGGCACTAGCAGATGAATATTTTGAGTGGTTACACCCAGACATTGCGATGCACGAAGACACACTGTACTCACATGAAACAGAACTCAAACGAACCTACCTCGAACTCACAAGTGGATGATAATATGAGAGATCTGATCTTAGCGTACATCAAAGCAAAGAATGCGGAAGATGACGCTAAGGCAGAGACTCTACTCCATGAGATCAATGAACTAAGACGTTTAACCAATGACAAATGAAGAGGAACTACAATTTCATCCTAATCCTACTGAATTGTGGGAGGAGTTTTATCTTGTAGTTGCTCCAGTTGTTGTGAGGGAAGCGTATGATTACGAACAACAGTACGATGACAAATGAAGAAATCAACCACAGCGAAGGCACTGAAGGAGAATCTCAAGGGGTTAACATCTACGACGAGATCAAAAAAGAAATCCAACGTGTCATCGACTCGGAAAACCCAAACGACAAAGGGCAAGACAACCTCGAAGAGTACTACAACTCAGAGAGCGAAGGCAGGGACATCAAAGGCGAAGTCTAGTACTAAGATCACTATCATACAATCACGTAAGAAGGATCTGTTTCCTATGATGAACATGTATAAGTTCCCATATCGCTTTGAACCAATGCCTGAGATCGCTGATAGACTCAATCTAGCATGGTTTGACGAGCACTATGGAGAAGAACGTATGAAAGAACACATACGTAAGCATAAACTTAAGTCACATCAGTATAAAGCATATGTCAACTATTGGTGGTTAAAAGAAACCAGTAAGAATAGTGGCACATGATCTCACACATACACACATAGATGGACTATAATAAGTACATAACAAACAAACATCATCATGACAGTAGACCAACTCTTCTCATTCTATGACTACGTACATTCTTTCTATGGTAAGGATGGTATCTACCCAGAGAACAAGAGAACAATCCCACAGATAGCAGAAGCAACTGCAGAGTATCTTGAGATATGCTTCAGAGCAGACGATCCTTGGACATGGGGAGACGGAGACTCACTAGATAGAGAAAGAGTCAGAGACATCATGAACTTAAACCTAGGTACTGTATAATGAACATTCCAACATATGATTTCCCACACTCACCTATACTATGGATAGGACTAGGTGGGATACTATTCACACTGGTATTATATTATGTGACAAACAGAGCATATACTATATCCCCATTTAACGATGACAACCAAAAAACCCCATAAGTTCTTGTATAATCGCAATCAAGACAAGTTTACAATCAGATGGTATGAAGACAATAATATGTCTCAACATCGTAAACTAGGAGAGAAGGTAGTTTATAGCATCGAAGAAGGTGCTAAACTACTTGAATTCATATCAGCAAACAACTGGAGTTACACAGTACAATGAAAGCATACATGATCTATATCATCATAGGGTTATTCTTTTTAACATTGATAAGAACAACACTTAAGATTGATAGAAGTGAGAGAAACCAAAGACTATACGATGAACTATGTCAAGTAGATGCATCATACTGTAAAGAGTCATGATTACACCAACACAAGAACATAAGTTTACATCAGATAAACCATACAACAGACACAAATACAAGTTAACTTTTGTAGATGGTAGGTCTATTCTATTTGATGATTATGAGAAGATGAAACAGGCATGGATGCAGTTTTCAGAGGTGTGTTCTCATGTAGATGTAGTGGATAAGAAGAAGAGTGGAGGTGGAGGATTTTAGAGTACTTTTGCGGATGCTAGAGTGTCAGTGGTAGACAGGGATATTATAAGGTAGTATAGGGTAGTATCCTTTTGATTCTTAATCATTAATTAAATATAGGTAAGGTGCTCTCTCGTTGTCGTCTTAGGCCACTATGTATGAGATGTCAAGTGCGGATATCTTTATGTCCCGAAACCCTCAAAAAGACTCAAAAACACTCTGAGGTGTGTTATAATAAATGCAGAAAGTCAAAAAAGTCACTTTTTTGGTTTTTTAAGTTTTTCAGTTTTTTAAAAAAGTCATTTTTTTAAATTTCTGAGTTTTTTAAGAATTTTTAATTTTAAATGTTTGTGAAAACCTACGAAAACCTCGGTAGTTCGGCATTATATGTTATAAGAATTGGCGAAAAGTCAGTATTTGCAACATATAATACAAATATCGAGAAAGAATACGAATTTATGTGTGAAAATCCACAAATATTCGAGAATAAGCTGCTCCAGACCTTGGTAAAGGAGGAATCTGTTGGTAAACTATTTCATTCCAGCATAAAGGAAGGAGAACTAGTCCCCGCTGAGAAATAAATGCCTAAAAAGTATAATATTGACCAAGGAGACGCCAATTCGGACGATCTCAACACATATGGATATCAGATTAAGAATATAGACAGGTCCAATAAGAAAAAGATAACACGGATCAGGAAGGATAAAGACAGATAGTGTGCCGATATTATTAGTGGCACACAAATGGTTTCATTATGCATAAAAAAATGCAATAATAGAGTATAAACAAATTCAGAAACCATTTATGTCATTCTTCAAGCACGTATCACTTCACAAATACGACCTAACAGATAAAGGAGTAGCACAGGCATGCTACGATGAGATGAAGGCAGAGGGTTACGATATAGTAATCACAGAAAAAGAAATGCAAGTCCTAGCAAAGCACAGATGTGAAGAGTTCAAGGACTACATGAGACCTCTATTTCACTAGGAGG